CAATACCGGAGGCAGATCGTGTAGGACAAACACCGACACGTAATCAGGCAGTTTTCCTACCCAAAATTGACGCTTGTCCGATTTACTTTTCCTTTTGATCCCTCTTACAATTGTATTGTCGGACAAGCCGATAAGGGGGGTATTGAACATCCTTTTCGAAAGGAGGAACGGGACAATGAAAAGAATCATTGTAGCTGCTCATATAATTTGTCAAAAATTACCAAATAACTTGTCAAAAAATCGAAGGGGATCTAGCCAGCCGAAAGCGGCCCGATCCGGAGGAGAATGAACGGAATAGACCCCGTTATAAAAATGGTTCTGCTCCTGGAGGATGAATTAAAACGTCTCTGAAAACAAAAATCCTGTGCCAATGAAAACGGCCAGGATTATAAGCATATAATTTCAAAAAGCTAGATATTGCTGATAAGTATTTCTTTCCTCTCCTTCCCCCGTCCCCCACCTGTTTTCCTCGTATTCATGGCCGAATATTTTGTGCTCACTGCCCTTATCGAGAATCCCTTGAATATCTTCCGGACCTCTTTATTGTCATTGAGGCTCATGATGAACTTGCCGGCGATCTTCGCGAGGACCTCCGCCATCTTCCCGAAGTCGTCCGGCTCGAGATTGTGCCTGTACGCCCTGATTTTGTAGTAAGGGGGATCGATGTAGAAGAAGGTTTCCGGCCGGTCGTACCGCTTGATGCATTCCGTGTAATCGAGACACTCGATCCAGACCCTTGCAAGCCTCCAATGCACCTGGAGGACGATCTCCTCAAGGTTGAGTAGATTGAGATTCGGTTTTCCTTTCGCTCCGCTGCCGAAATTCTGATTGGTCGGGTGCCCGGCGAAGCTGTTCTTGAGGAGGTAGAAGGTTTTGACCGCACGCTGGATGTCGGTGAGCGTGTCGTCGTCCTTTTTCTTCTCCAGCTCGAAGATCTTCCTGCTGATGATCGCATTCTTGAACTGGCGAAGAAATTCCTCTGGATGATGCTGGATGACCCTGAATAGATTGGCGATATTGAAGTCGCGGTCATTTAAGACCTCTACCTTGGAAGTTTCCTTCTTGAAGAATACCCATGCTGCTCCGCAGAAAGGCTCGCAATAGCATGTGTGCTCCGGGATCAGGGGAATGATCTTTTTTGCCAGTAGGGACTTCCCACCGAAGTAGTTGAGGGGGCTGTTCATGACGGCTCCTTGTTGACATGCGGGAAACCCCCTTTAAAATGAATCTCGCTTGACGCTGGGGAGTAGCGGGGTTTTCCCTGCGGCCTCTGCTTGCATCAGAGGTCCGATAAGGAGCCGCCAGCTCCTTGTCGTGCTCCCCACACACACCATCAATCCTCAAGCTCCGGAATGTCGCACAGATCGGCTTCGTCTGCGTCCGGAACGATGAACTTCTTTTTGTACCCGGCATCGGGAATTGATCCGAAGGCCTTTGCCGACCGCGTGAGCGGAACCCAGGCAATCCCCGAAGCGTTGGTTTCTCCGATTTCCGTATCCTTCAAAACGACCGTTCGATCGCCTTCTTCTCCGAGCACCTGCGGCCTCTCGATGATCTTGAATTTCACCTCGACGCCGATTTTTCTTTGGCCGATCAGTCGTACGGTGTCCACCTTGACCATGCAGGTATTGACCCCGGAGGGCGTCATCCCGGTGATTTCCTGGCCGTCGATGAAAACCACTTGGTCGCCATTGGTGACCTTCACGGCATAGATGTAGTCCAGGGTAGGATCGTACCCGCCGAGGGTTCCATACGTTATCTCATAGCGCCCTGTGCCGACTTTCGTGAGCATTGTGCCGGGATCGATGAGGCTGTCGCCGCTGATGGCCTCCTTCATCCCATACTCTCCGGCGGTGTCTTCCAAGGCGACGCTTGTTACGTCAGCATATTCCCCGCCGATGAGTGTGTTGACGGTGATCTTGTTCGATGAAAGATGGGTGTCCGAGCGGAGCTCGCTGATCTCGACTGAAATGCTCCCGCTCTCAACAACAAGGTCCTCCATGCCGTAGTTCGCCGACGACGGAGTCCCACTCTCCGCCACCGCCTTCAGATCATCGAAGCTGTCACACTCCTCTTCGGACAGATCATCCGCGTCTATCGGTGGGATCATTGCAATCCAGTATCGATAGTGGCCGGGTTCCGACGGAGCTGTCAATTCGAGCTCGTGGATAAAGGTCGGGGACATCAGATTGGGCGGCATCTCCTCTGATATATTGATAAAGGCGGAGTGGGGCTCCAGATATACCGCATCCTCCAGCGTCCCGTCGGGATTGAGCCTCATCATCATGTACCGCCAATGGATCTCTCCACCATCCATATGCTCGGCCGATAGCTCTACATCCGGCATCCACATGTCCGGATGAATGAGTTGAAATCCATAGACGAAAATACCGGCGTCGTCGTTTGCGAGGCCGAACGACTCGGCAGTGAAGAGGCCCATGCCGCCAGCATTGATCGCCTGCGCCAACCCCAAAGAGACTTCGTTGGCCCCGTCGCCCCCTTGGGCTGTATAGCTCCAGGACAGCGGTCCTCCTAGCGCCTGTCCGACACCGGAGTCCGCCGGAATGGTCACCGAGTACTCGTATCCCTCGACGATCTCGCCATCGTCAAGGAATATCCCGTAGCACCAGTACCCGTTTCCACCGCCCATCGGATCGTAATTGTCGTCATCGAGGGCGGGGAACGGCTCCACGGCTGTTATGTGCGCGATTCCGCCAGGCGGCGCCTTAATCATTCCATCCTCCTAGAATCCAGGCGGGTTGCCCGGTTGATCGACGAGCACTGTTGCCTCACGTGAGGTCCAATCATCGTCTCCGTAAATCGGCCCCGGGGCAACGGCGCCAGTGTAGTCATAGGCGAACCTGAACCATATAAAGGATGGCCCCCAACTGTCCCAAGGATGTCCACCACCCTGATCGTCGTAATAAGTCCCCTGTTGTCCTCCGGTGTATGGCTCTTGCTCCATCGGATAATTCAAAACCGGTACTACAAGCTCAACATCAGTAAATCGCCTTGTTCCAATCGCGGGACCAGCCGAATCCCTCCAATGAGTTACGGTCGAACCGTCAGTCCCAGTAGGATACCAGTCCGCGATGCTTCCATTCCCAGAGACCCTTACCATCCTTGGACCACCGGGCTTTTCTGCGGATGCCGGATTTCCAAAATTTGGAAAGTTCGTAGCAAAGGGAAAGTTAGATTCGATGTACATTTTAGGCAGTAATTGAATTCCCCAATTTGTAAATTGCTGTTCTACTTCGTCAATGCCATAAAAGAATGCCCAAAACGGACAGTCAGCATCCTCATTAATTAAGGTGACGATTTTCTCAGCAATCAGGCTCCGTGCACGAAGCTCTTCGCCCGATCCGTCCCAATCCGCATAGAATTGTTGCCAATCTCCATTGAAGTATATTTCAATGTAGTAGGTCTGTCCTTGTTGAATCGGGGTATTGAATTCTACAATGCAGCTCATCGACGACTTGGCCGTATATGTGGTGAGCATCATGGTCCCACCGAAATCACTCCAGACCTTCTTTGCCGTATTTCCGAATATGGCAATCGGGTTCTCGGCCATCGCGGCCGCGAGGTACAGATAACCGCCCCACAAGTTCTGCATTGACAGGTCGAATCGTCGGAGCATGTGGACGTGCATTGCGTTTGTTGCCATTCCGCCGAGTGCCATGTTTCCTGCGTACACGCTGAGATAATCAACACAGTCTTTCCCGGGCTGCGGACCTTCTGGACCCATGTAACTGGGGCGGAAGATCGGTTGGCCCCACTGGCGCATTCCATCGAACGGCTGGGGTAGGTCGATCGGTGTCCTGGCCGGAAGAGAGGCTTTTTTCAAGGCATCGGCGATCGAGTCTCCAGGATCGATGTTGAATCTCTCTGCAGCCTCTGAATGCTCCTGCCATGCCCCGAAGGGATACGTCCCGATATCTTCGTTTGACGGGCTGCCGATTTCCGCCCCTGCGGCGGGTGGACGTATGATTATCGCCATTCTTCCGTTTTCCTTCCGCCCCTACGACATCAGCGGCCTGCGCAATATTTTGTACGGCTGAGCCGATTGTGCAACGAAGATGAAGGACCCATCGAAAGCAATAGCACTGATATCCGAGCTGAAATCATCGACTTCCATAGTTGCCTCGACGGTGAGCGAATCAGGCCGAATTTTCGCAATATCCGGATCTGCTGCATTGGGGCCTACACACGCCAGGATCTCTCGCCCAGTGAAAAGAAGCTTATTGAGATCCGAAACGCTTCCAGACAGATCTGTGATTTCGGTCATCGTGTCTGGGTCGATTTTTATAACTTTCCAGGGATTTATATTGAGGCCTGCGTATAGATTCATCCCATCGAAGGCAAGCGAGACACAGTCATTGTCCCCTGAACCTCCGGTGATATCATCGTCTTTGGTCATTGTTGAAGTGTCGATCTTGAGGACTTTGTAGGGACTCGTTTCAAGAGCTGCGTAGAGATGTTCGTTGTCCCATAAAAGATCCAGACAATCATCCTCTCCCGACGCTCCGGTAAAGTCGGAGTCTCTCTGCATTGTAGAGGTGGCGATCTTGATAATCTTACAGGGATTCAATGCGAAGCCCGCATATAGATATGTGCCGTCGCAGGCAAGCGCCGGGCATCCAGATTCTCCCGAATTTCCTGTGAACGCACTGATCTTGCTCATGTCGACGGGGTCGATTTTATATATGACAATAGGATCATTTGCGCTCTCTGCGGCATAAATAAAAGTACCGTCTGAGCAAAGAGCGTAACATGACTCAGGAGACGAGTCGGATTCAAATTCATCGATGACCGAAAAATCCACGATATCGATCTTCAACACTTTGAATGTCGAGGCCTGAGATCCGTTATGAGTCGCTGCATATAAATAGCCGCTCAGATAAAGAAGGGCTCCACAGACGAGTGATCCTGTATCGGCAATAGTCTTCTTCTTTCCGTTGATAGGATCGATCCCATGCGGCCATGAGCATGAGGGCACTAGACGTCTCTGGTCCGGACCCATGTCTTTGTTTGTATGTCTGTAGTGAATATCGTCCTCGGAAGGCCCCAGGACTCCCCACTTGGTCGACCGGAGATCCACCAGGTTCGAAAGCGTGGTGGTGTCCTTATCCCAGTCAGCGAGGCAGACGACGAGATACTGATCCTCGTCGACGTCGTCCAGGGTCATTCTTAATCTTGCCTGGTAATAGGGATTGTCCCCTCCGGTACCGGTGAGATAGGAATCGATGTAGATCTTGTATGTTCCGCTCGGATCGTCGCCGTCGAAGCTGATCGATAGGTCCTTGAGCTCCGAGAAGAAAGTCTCTTCCGAGTACACCGCCTCTCCTTCAGGTATCTGGGAGAAATCAATATCCGGACTCGACAGTGTAGGCTCCAAAAGATCAGAGCCCCCGAGCAGGCCGGGCTTGAGAATCGAATGAATCTTCGCCTGGATGTCATCGAGGAAATTCGAGGGGACTTGCTGGAGCTTTGTGAAATTGATTATAGGCATCTTCCTAACTCCCGAGCAGATCTTTGTCCGTCAGCGACTGGGGGTCATCGCACCGAAAAGGCATGTGCCCGATCCGGCCCTGGGCGTGACCAGGTTGAATCTTTCGAAGTTCACTCAGTGCATGATCGTAATCGAAATTGGGATCGATCTGGTTCTCGTCGATCTCAATGGCAAATCCCCAGTACTCGTCGCCGACTTCGGCGTAGGAATCATGCTCGTGCAGATCGGGCCTGTACCCGAACAGCGGCTCCATCACGTCGAGGATGTGGGGGACATCGATGCCCGCCTTTTCATTGAGCTTGGAAACAACCCTGTCCTGCCTCTCAGATAGAGAAAACGCCTCGCCACCCACGAGCGCACAAACCCGCTCCCAATCGCCGATCGTCACGTCCGCCTTGTCCGGGAACACCTCATCTAAAAGCCCCTCGGCAGATTCCTGGACATCGTCGAGCGTGTCCCCATGAACCTTGAGGTCGGCTCTGACGAGGCTGTCGGGATCCTCGCTGTAAGTCTTCGGCGGAAGCAGCTTTATGAGTACTTCTTCATTCGTCATGATCAGCTCGCAGGTGTTATAATCACAGATCCTTTCTTGATGAGCTCCACACTCACTTCGTCTTCGTCCGCTTCTACATTTCCGGTGGGATCCAGGAGCTCTCGATCTTCGACCCCCTCGACATTGGAGATCGATGCCTCGAGCTGCGACAGATAGAGCGTGCCTCCGGGAATAAGCTCATCGAAATGCGCGACAATCGCATCGTATATCGGCTGCCAGAGTACACCGCCCGGCCTCACAAGGTCGCCATTGTCCGGGGTGAACGAGAACGCCTCAGTCACCGTGAAATGAGTCCCATCCGTGACTTCGTCGACGATTCTTTGTTCTTCTTCGACAACCACATAGTCGCCGGCGCTCATTCCTTCGGTGGAGTCCACGACGATCGTGGTCTGGGTGCATCCAGCCTGGCAGGTCTTGTTGCCCCCGATGTTGGAGAACTCGTATCCATCCTTGGGCGTAATCTCAACCTCGACGTCCTGCTCAACAAAATCAGGAGCCAGGGCTATAAAATCCTTCGACGTGGCGGGACGTTCGTCGTCGATGTGTTCCTGTACTGCGTCGATCACATCCTGCGTCGGCGTCGTGTTTCCGCCCGCGAGGAGGCTTACGTCGATCGTGCCGAGACCGCGTCTGAGGGGATGAGGAAACGCCCTTGCGACGCCGGCGACCTCGAGTGCCCATTTCGCATAGTCCCCCTTGTTGCCGCCAGCAGGAGATTGCTGCACATCGTCGAGGTACCTGGCGAGAAGGTCCGACTTGTCCTCCTGGTCAGTGCCCCCCTCGAAATCCTCGGTCACATCGGCATTGCTGTTGATCCCCGCCGGAGGGCTTGTGATGGTGAGAACAGTGCCCGTAACGATGTTTGTGGCCTCTCCTGTGTCGATGCTTTCTCCGTCGACTATTGTATACCCTGGGCCGAGAGGATCGATCGTGCCGCCTTCGGTGTTCCAGTACCTCAGCCCATCCGGGCCGATCATTTCGAGATTTGCGCCGAAAGTGGATCCCAGCGTTCCGGAAATCCGAATTTTTCCCTCTGACCCCGTCGCCGCCTTTTGAAAGATCTGCCGGATATTGCAATGATGAATAAGGTTGCCGAGGTCCGCTGTATCGGGGAAGATCTGCTTCTTGATCCAAGCCTGATAATAATAGAGGCCCCATACGACTCCGCGAAGCGCTGCGGCCTTGACATAGATGTCCGAGCGCCTGTTGGTGTTCGCACCGTCGATCTGATTCTTGTAGGCAGTTAGAATGTCTTCAATCAGCTCATCGAGATCTGGGATCGAGTAAGACATCATCTCACCTTTACGAAGTATTCATAGCGCCTGGGCTCGGCCTGGCGGGCATAGACATCGATGATGAGGTGGAGCCAGTCCGGATTTTCCGAATACCATTGAGACTGGACCGATACGGACTCGGCCATGCCCAGGGTGATAAGAATCTGCAGGGCCTTTTTCGCCCAGTCGTGGGCGTCGTCGCGAACTCGGTCGAGACGCTTTGCGCGTTTGAGAAGATGTAGCTTGCTCCCGAGAGTGGGATCCCCCCACCAGGAACCTTCCTCTGGCACCAGGCACAGAAACACGGCCGTATCGATCTCTTCTGTGAGATCGAACTGACCGTCTGCGGTCAGGATGTAGTCGGCCTTGTATGGATTGATACGAAAGTCCATCAACTCACCGGATCGGCCAGCACCTTTTCGCTGGCCGACGTAATTTTGCCCGTTATCGACGTGGGCGGGGATCCCCCCAGCTCACAGGCACTGTGCACAGAAGCGCACCACGAGAAAAAGGATCCGTCTGTCGACGTGTCGGCAACGCACGTATCCCCTTCGCGGGCAACGCCTGTGTCCGCGCCTTCGACGAGTTTGTTGAGCACGGCCTCGGCAAAATCGGCTTCCTTGCCTTTCTTGAAATGAAGAAGCAGGCCCTCTTCGGTATAGCAGGCCGCCTCTCCGCGCTCGAGCGTAGTCGGTCGGTACCGGCGGTCCTCGGTTGCGATGACGATTGCATGATTCGATTTTCCGCCGATGGGCACGACAACCGCCTCGCAATCCTCCGGCGGCGCCGATGTGAATCCGTACTGCTGAAAAAGCTCGGCACCAGCGAGCACTTCGCTGTGCAATACCTTCACCTGGACCTTCTGGACCTTGAGCCCGGTTTCCAGGGCCTTGATGATCGCTCGAGCCGGCAGCCGCACGAGTTTATCCAGAGCCCTATGAATCCTTGAATCGATCGTTTCAATCAGATCCATCAGGCCAACGCTCCCCGCTCGCAAAGTGTAATGCTGGTTGATGTACCTTCATATTTATTCCCGCGAAGCTTTCGGCCGAGAATGTAGTAGGTCCCATTGAGTCCCGAGAGCTCGTCATCGAGATCGACTGTCATGTCGTATCCGTAGACGGCCTGGCCAGTACCATGCCAGGGGACCTTGTATTGGATTCTGGTGCCCTTGGCGCGTCTCAGAGCCACTTCATGCTCGGCCCTGCGCCTGGCCTGGGCAATGTTCGTGATCTCGTAGTCCGTAAGAATAAGGGGCCTCGAGATCCCGCGATCAACAAGTTCGTCATCTGTGGCCGTGTATTCGATACCGGCGGCCTCTTCGCCGGAGATTTCATCCTCTGCCTGGCGCTGGGCTTTCACGGTGATGTGTGAATAACGATCCGCCATGCCCCGTATGACATCGCCGCGGAGGATGTTGTTTTTCAGATTCCTTGGGGCTGTCAGGTGATGGTGTAAAGAAAACGTCGGAGCCTGGGAATAATTCGGCTTCGAGATCACAAGCGCCCCGTCGATGGACATCCACATCATGAGGCCCTGGTTCTTTGCATATCGGTTGAGAAAATCCCAACAGGTCTCTCCGGGCTCTGGCTGGGTTCTGGGTAGGGTTCCGAACTCCTCGGCCTCGGCGGCCGCGATCGCTTGCTTCGCGTCAGGATGAGCTCTCACCGGGATATTCCAGGTCGAGCAGACGTTCGTGGCCAAATCAAGGAGCGATATCTCGTCGTATCCCGTAGTGGGAGCCGAGCAGTCCACCAGATAGGCAGCCAGGCTTCGACCCCGTATGGTCATTGCCGATTCGGTTTTATTGTATCTCAAGCCCACGTCATCGATGACGCCCTTCATCTGCGAATGGCCGTCGACGAAGATCTGGCAGCGATCGCCCTCGAGGATCGTTGAGAAATTCTCAGGGGTGGGGCTTCCGACGGTCATGGAGAAGGCATCGGCGGCGACGAGGATGTTGCCGTCAATCTCGTAGGAGAGCCAGTTTGAAAGCTCCCATTTTCCGACGGCGATCGATACCTTATGCTGCATAGACACGTAGCTCGCTTCCTCGAGGCACGTCATTGGGATTTCGGATCCAGGGATTGAGACGAAGGATCTCGTGCACTCGGGTATAGTCGCTGTAAAGCGTATGTGCGATCACAAGGGCCGGCAGGTCCCCGGAGACCTCGTAGACGACGATCGGAGGTTTTTCGATCTTTACGCGCTCGGCCACATCGAGCACCGCACCCGCCAGGGCTCCGAGGACTTCATATATCTCGGCGCCGTCGATCCCACCAACAATCCTGGAGATCTCGATCGTCTTTTGCGCACGGCCTCGAGCTTGTGTGACCATCGCATCGATATCATCGGGATCAAGGTCATCGGCGTTGTCCTTGATCCAGGTCGTGGTCAGCTCGAGCGCCGCCAGGGTGTTTTCCTCCTTGAACAACGTGTAGACCTCGAGGTTCGGATTTCCGCCGGTGTACTCGCCGTCTCCAAGCTCGTAGGCATCGATGATCGTCTGGGGGATATTGAACTCCTCGATGAATGCGCTTTCGACGTCGTCCAGGGCGCGGTTGAGATTGTCGACAAAATGCCCAGGGGCCTCGATCACATCTTCGATGGCCTCTCCGACAAGACTCAGCGTATTCGATATCTCGGCGCCCCAGAGCGCCGGCTGAACCACAAAGTTCTCCACCGTACGGCTCAGGCTCATTGCACCGTTGGATACGGTTCTCAGGATATCGTGAAGGACGTCCGCAGTCTTGTTGAGCGCGGTCTTGATTTTAAGAAGCGTCGACACCGCCCCCTGGGCATCGGCGATGGTCCCCTCGAGGGAATCCAGTACGTGGCCTTCGCCGTCGCTTCTGAGATCGTTGGCATGAGATACGATCGTGGTCGGGGTGCCTACCTCGACGGCAAACTCAGCCGGCTCAGTGGAGTCCTCGACAAAGGTGAGATTCATCGTGGCGTAGTTATGGATCTCGCCGACGTGACGAGTCCTGCCGGTTTCGACGTTTGCATTCCAGACGCCAAAAACAGGATGAATGAACTCTCCTGAACCGCCTTCTTCGATGACGGCCAGGAGCGCGTTCATGCCGTCCGGATAGTCCGTTTTGAAAAACACCGCCTGGATCGTGCAGGTCCTCGGGCCCCGGTCCTGATCCTCGAGGTCCGCTCCCGGCCGGTGGGGATATTCGTGTCGCACGAGAGCGCGATTTAAGTCATCGGCGACCCAGAAGAATTTGAACGGCACCCCTTTGAAAGATGCCTGTCGGATGTTCTTCCACGCCATTACTGGAATCCCCTGCGGCGGTTTTCCATGTCGATCGAATTGACTCCCTGGTTTTCCGTGACCTCAGTGCGGCCGTCGTTGTGGACAGCGATCGCCAATTTCAGATTGACCTCCGGGGTCCATTCTCCTGCAGGCGCACTCGGAGTGCCCAGCGCCGTCTGAAGGAATCCAGGCTGCTCGTACCGGGATAGATCCTCCGAGGCCTTGTGGGCAAAGATCTCCCCGATCTTATATGCTCCCCAAGAATATGCGCCGGCCAATGCAACCCAAGGCGCAGTTCGTCCTGCTGCAGCAAGGAGCCCTGGCAAGGCCCCCTTTAGAGCCGCCCCCTTTTTCCCCAGCCAGTAGCCGATGCCCGTGGTGGTTGCTGCCTCAGCAGGTCCTCCGCCTGTAGTCATTCCCGAAGGCCAATTCGTTACAAATACCGGCGTCACACCGGCGGCCTTTTCAAGCGCCTTGCCGGTCGCAATTCCTGCAGCGACTCCGCCCCTGCCGGTAAGGAGTCCACGGATTCCGCCGACCCCCTTGAGCACACCGAGAGCGCCGCGCCCTCCTTTTGCCAGGTGATAAATTCCGTAGGCAGTGAGTCCCCCCAGAGCCAGGCCGGCAGCCCCGGTCGTGATCTCCGGGAGAACACTCTCTTCTTCCATTGAAAGCTTGCCGATGTTCTCAACGAGCTTGCTGGTGCCGTCTACGAGTTTTTTCAGGGGATTGAGAGCGGGCGTAAAAAGAGCCGCTATTGTTGATGTAGATGTGCCCTTGAGCGCATCAAGGCTCTTTCCATATCCTTCCATCACCTCAGCCATTCTCTGCTGGATGGGCATGGCCTTCTTCGATGCTTCCTCGATCGCTTCGATCGAGTTCTTGCCTTCCGACAACAGGGCCATCGCGACCGGAACGCCTTCTTCTCCAAATATTTTCCGGAGAATATTTGTGCGTCTTGGGACGGATTCAATTTGTCCTATAGTGGCCCTCAACCGCTCGGCGATGTCAACGATGTGACGCATCTTCCCGCGCTCATCGAAGAATTGAAGTTGATTGCCGAACTCTCGATTGAGAGCGGCAATGGCCTTTTTTGCCTGGGGGGTTTTCCCGGTCAGTCCATACAGAAACTGCGTATAAGCGGTCCCAGCTCGAGTACTATCACGCCCGTATTTCGACATAAGGGCCAATGCCAAAGCCGTGCTTTCAATGCTCGATCCCATCTGTGCTGCTGGGCCTGCGGCGTATGAAAACCCCTCGCCCAGGGCTACAGCATCGGTTGTGGCGGCAGAAGATACCCTAGTCAGAGTATCCGCAAGATCCATATATTGATTCGCGGCCACTTCGAACGGGGTGCCGATTTGAATGAGGGTTTTCCCAGCCGTCGCCGGATCAAGTCCTTTCTCGAGTGCGGCGAGATAAGAGGCCGCCGCAGCAGCTCCATATTCACCGATAACATCCTGGAACTGTGCGCCGGATTTCTTGAGTCTGGTGATCGTATCAATCACCTGGGTCATATCAAACGGAGTCTTTGCCTGGACGGCAAATGCGGTCTTCCTGGCTTCGCCAAGCTCTTTACCCATGAGCCTGCCAGCCTTCCCCGATTCATAGAGCTCTGTTTTGAGTCTGATCGTACTAGCCTGAAGATCGGAAGCGACCCCAACGGCCGGGGCGAGACCTCTTTTCAGCTCGTAGGCGGCGAGCAGCCCCTTGCCTCCTTTGCGGAGGCCTTCGGTCATCTGATTGAAACTCCTCTCGACATGCTTGGCGTCTTTTGCTAGACTCAAGACACGACTTCGTAATGCCTGGATCCCACGGGATCCGGCATCGATCATCGTGAATTTGAGTGCGAGGGTCATTACAGACATAATGGACTTTCAATCGATGATGGGATGGGGCTTTGGTCTCGTGGTAGGAGGCCTGGTGCTCTGGCTCTTCATCCGGCTTGCGATCGAGCCTGAGCTTTTCGGCCTTCTACGACGTAAGTGACTGTCTCTCCCTCTCCTTCGACACGCTCCGACTCCGGCTTCAATGCCTCGCAGATGATATTCTCATAGGAATCAAGAGACCCCTGGGGCATCCCCAGGAGCGCCTCCTCTGACCAACCGGTCTTCGTCGCCACCAGAATGAGCTGGGTCCGCAGGGGCTTCAAGGTTTTCTCGAAAAAAGCGGATTTTCTCTTCCACCTCCTTCTGTACTTTCTGAAGGATCTCCAGGTCGTCCGCGTGAAGATCGAGCAGAAGCTCCACACAGATCTCCCCTCTCGGGATCGTTCCGAGCTTTTTGATCTGTTTGGCCAGGCGAGCGATGCCTGCGTGGTAATCGCTCTTGTGGGCCATCGGGTCATTGAACGCCTCGACCTGGTTTCTCACGTACTCGGCTTCGATCGTGAATTCCCGTTGCCACTCACCTTTGTAGAAGACACCGATCCCGAGCTTGTCATGCACTTCGAATTTCGGTTTGTCCACGGCTTTTACTCCTCAATTTTGTCCAGGGCGTACATATCGAGAGTCCGACGGGCTTCGTCGTTGACGTTGTATCGCTCGCCGACATCGGTCACGCCGCATTCGAGATAGCTCACCCGCTTGCCACCGCCTTCCCTGGGA